GAACATAGACTCCACGGTGTCAAAGTCCTGTAACAATTTTTCGTTAGGAACCGCAACGTAATCCACGTCCTTAGATTCAAGACCTAAAATCTCGTCTCTAACTTTTCCACCAACCTCATACATCTTAAATAAGTTTTCCATTTTTTCTAAATTATTTAACAAAGATATAAAAAAATTCCAAACAAAAAATTATTTGGGATTAAATTTTTAATTATTTTCTCTCATTGGAATTAAAATTGTTTCTAAAGTCGCCTTGTATGCCGAAAAAGCAAATGGATTATCTCTATCCGGAGTTTCCTTACATTCAATATAAACATTTTCAAATAATTCAATCGCATAATCAATTCCATTATATTCCGCAATCAATTTACCTGCGGATGGAACAGTTAAAGGTTGTTTTAAATTATTTTGTTCACAAATAATGTTAACTGTCTGTCTAATTTTATCAATATGTATTTTTCCCATCTTAATATTCTGTAATGTTATACATACCACACAATCTATGTGACCTACCAAACTCATCTTTGAATGTTATACATCCGTCTTTCTCCACATACTTTTCAGTATAGAAACTTGTCTCTTGGTGTCTGTTACCGGGAATGGAGATTTCATATAAATGACCACCTTTTTTAACCCCACTAATCAAATAACCTCTGTAAACCGCAGAAACCACTATGATTCCAAAAACCAAAACAATAAACCCTAATATACTATTTCTCATCTTAATTTAATTTATTTTCTATTAATTTTAACGCTTCTTGTAACCCAATTTCTAAACCATCTTCATAGGTTTTAAATCCTTTCTCCACAATAGTTTCTTCTTCTGTTCTTTCAGTAATTAAATCAAAACCATAAACTAAAACTTTTTGTTCATCATAGTAAGGTTCTAATAGTAGATGTATATTATGAATTTCTCTTAACCATTTTTGAAGAAGAGATTGTGTTGGTCTTTGTATCTGATGTTCATCTTTGTTGTTACAGTATATACTTTTGTAAAATGAGTAAGTCCCTAAAAATGGATAACTATCACCTTTCAAATCACCAAAATCACCGTGCCAACCTACATTACAAAATTCTAAATCAAAACCTTTTTCTTTAGCTAACTTAGCTGTATCAAATGTTATTAATTGTTCTTCCATCTTATCTAAATTTTTCCATTCGTTTCTTAATCAACTCAGCGGTATCGTAATCTTCTGCATCCAACGCTTTTTTCAAATACACCTCACACTCAATCTCAGTCATCAAGTCCACCGGTTTGCCATCAACCTTTTTACCGGTAGATTTACTACTTTCACTAACACCACCTGTAAATCCGGGTTCACAACCCATCACTTTTTTAGCGTCGTCATAGTTTTTTCTCCAAGTTGCGGATTTGTTAAAAGCCATTACAGACCAACTAACTTTGTATGTCATATTACTGCCACAACTAATATAAAGATTATCCAAGTCCCAACCTTCAAGGGTTGCAAACTCTTTACTATTTTGTTCTAAAATCCTGTAATAATCACCTCTACATAAAGATAATTTATCACCAACCTTCCAATTTTTACATTTGGTTTTTCTGTTTTTGTTTTGGATAGAACCACTGATACCGACTATCATCAATATTAATAAAATAACCCCCACTATAATTCCTAATATTTCCATAATTTTATATTTTATGGGACAAAGATAATACTATTTTTTATATAAACAAAAAAAACCCCAACAAATTTTACTCTGTTGAGGTTTTTATAAAATCCAACCTAATATAAAGAAAGGGGTTGTTGGCTAAATGAGTATATAAATATACAATAAAATTAAAAAAGTTAATCTTTTTTTAAGATTCTCACAATTAATCTACATAATTGGTCTGATTTATCCTTAAATGGTAAATTTTTAAGGTTAAAGTAACCACACTGTGTGTGCTCATCACCATCAAAAGCATTCTCTAAGTCCGGATGTATCTTTTCATCGGTCTCCATTAAAAACACATACATCAGACCTTTAACCTCAGAACCATCACGATTATATCTATTAACAAACCCAACTAAATTTAATTTATTATCTAACGTATAATTAGTTTCTTCTTCAAACTCTCTTTGAACACCATCCATTGGATGTTCGTCTTTTTCTAAATTACCACCCGGAATACTCCACTGTCCCGGTAAACTACCCGTCGCATTTCTTTTACATAGTAATACCTCATCACCACATTTAACAATTACACCGGAATATCGTTTTACTTTTTTCATTTTATAATTTCTTGTGTATTTATAAGTATATGGAATTAACTATAAATAAAAATAAATTCAAAGTCAAAACTGTAATATCATCCAAAGACACTAGTCAAGGAATGATGAATAAACGTTTTGACAATACCTTTAATGGTATGTTATTTATTATGTCCGAAGGTCAACACTGTTTTTGGATGAAGAATTGTATAACTAATCTTGATATAATCTTTATTGAAGATGATGTTATAACAAAAATTCACCACAACTGTCCCCCATGTAAATCTAATGATTGTAGAAACTATTGTGGTGAAGGTGATATGATTCTTGAACTTCAGGGTAACACCTGTAAAAAATTGGGTATTAAATCAGGTGATAGTATTATTCATTTAGATTAATACTTACATAGATGGTACTATTGACATTATAATCACGTCACCAGCTCTTAACCCTTTTGATAAGTCACAACCTTTGTTTCTATTAATTAATTCCGATTCACTAACAATACCCGGATGTTGAGCCGCAATACCACTTAAAGTATCTCCGGTTTTAACTTTATGTAATAACAAATTCCTATCACCAATATTAGATTTTAATTGTTGTAAACTTTGTTTACCAAAACAATACTTTCCACCCATTTCAGGTTTAACTTTTCTTAATTGAGAATCAATTGGTTCCTGATGATTCATTTGTTCATTTACTAACCCATATATTGAACGGATGTCGTTTTTTTCTTCTTCTGAAATTATAAATCTTTTTGCCATAATTGTGTTTTTAATTATAAATATCTAATAAATAAAAAAAGAGGTTGTTACACCTCTTTTAATTCTAATTCTAATTGTTTCCTTTCCTCAATAAACGCATTTACACGTTTTGTCGCAATATCACAGTAGTTTGGTGATAACTCAACCCCCAACCATCGTCTTCCTAATGTTTCCGCAGCGACCGCTGATGTCCCACTTCCCATAAAGGGGTCAAAAACAATATCATTCTTATATGTTAATATTTTAATAGCTTTTGACGGTATGTCTAATGAAAAAGTAGCTTTAGTTAATGATTTAGTGTCAGAGAAATAATACCATCTAGCAAAAACTAAATTCATAAACTCTTTCTTATCCTCATCTTTATAAATCATTTTGTTTTTAACTTTACCGTCTTCACTTGTAACTTGTATTTGTTCTCCCAACCATTGTGATTCACCTTTGGTTAGTTTTTTACTATTTTTCTTATAAGCCAATATCACACATTCCTTTGGGTTGTATAAATATGGTGATGATGCCGACATCCAAGAACCCCAAGCAGTTTGTCTTACTCTATGTGGACTGTCCTCATTTAAGTCAATCATTCCAAAGAACTTAAACCCAACTTCTTTCATCTTCATCCAAAATTCAGCGTTAAATAATATTCTACCACCTCTCTCTTGAACATTGGTTTCTATTGGAACGTTAATCGCAACTCTACCATCATCCTTTAACACTCTATAAGCCTCCGTTAACCATTTAGTCGTGAAATCCCAATACTCATCCATTGGGATGGTATCATCGTAAACGTCGTATTTGACGTTAACTCCATAGGGAGGTGACGTACATAAAAGGTCGATACAACCCTCCGGTAATGTTTTCATTACCTCAATACAATCCCCAATTATAATCTTTCCTGTCTCTATCATCTTACTCTGTTAATTGGTATTCCCAACCATCTTCTTTTTTAATTGGTGTTATCTCTAAATCCAAGAACACCGCGTTTTGGTCACTAGCGTGTAACCCTAATATATTGTAATCGTAAAACTCTTCAGCCTCACCCATCGTCATTAGGTCTCTCTCTTGTAGAATGTCTAATATTCTTTGTTTTGAATATAAAATCTTTCTTCCGGGAGAACCAAAGTCCTCAACAATCCCAACGATTGCCTCTTCTAATCCATCTAATAAAACCGCACCTTCAGCGTATTCATCAATATCAACTAACATTTGTTTTCCAAATTTTCAATTCTACGATTAAGATAAAATAACGCTTTTTTTAAATCTTCAATCTCTTTAGTTGGGTCTTTCTTACCAGCCCTTGAAATATACTTAACTGTATTACCCAAGTGAAAATCTAAATTCCACACTTCAATAACTTTAATCGCTTCATATTCATTATTTTTCCCAAATTGATAATGACTTGGGTGATTAACCATTTCTTTATTTTCACTCATAATTTTATTAAATAATATTTACCTAATTTAACACTTTTTTTATACCCATTTCTAACAGAAAATAATGGGTTTGTGGTAACATTAATACCAATCCCATCATTAATCCTAAGTGACCAACCTGATGGTGATTTACTAAACAATATTGATTGTTTAAATGTTTTAATTACCGTTTGACTACACCCACTTCCGATATAATATGTTTTTTTAGACAACCACATAATATCCGTCAGCTAAATCACTTTCCTTAATAAATCCTTCCGATATTAATGTATCTAATTGTTTTTTAGTATCTTCCTCACTACGATTTAGAATATACTTTGCAATGTAACTAATGTGGATAGGTCGTATTAACTTATCTCCCAACTCTTTGATTTGTTTTTTGTCCATTATGATAATAATTTTTTTGTTATATTAATGTTTTGATTAACATATGATAATACTTTTCTTTTAAAAATTGGAACCAATGTTTGTTCTAATGGAAATATATCGCTACAAAACACTTCAAAGATTGGGTAATCAACTTCATTGTTTTTTTCATATGTTTTTGAAAACTTAGAGATAATTTCCGGAATAGTCAAAATAAATGGGTCACCTTTGAAAATTAATTTTAAAGATGTTTTTGTTTGGTTTTTAGTTTTATATACTCTTCTTGTGGTATATTGCCAAACATATAAATTATCCGGCGTTTTATAAGAGAAAAATCCGGACTTACTTTGTAGATTGTTTTTGTTTTTCTTCACAACAACATCTATAGAATCATAAACAATACTCCATATTGATTTTGCAAAGTTGAAATAATCGTGTAGTTGTGGCTGACTATTTTTTAAGATTTTTTTATACTCAATAACTTCTTCATCATCAAGAACCGGGATGTCTTTAACTTTTAAATCAGAGAATACCAATTCATCATCATTTGAGGTTATTTTTTTATCAACATATAAGATTTTGTTTTGAGTTATCAAGGTTTGTATATTACCCAAATGTAATGAAAGCTCAATAAACATTGGGTAAACTTCCATTCTCTCAAGATGTTTGTTCATCTTTTGAAAGTAATCTAATAACACATATTGTTTTTGTTCAGCATCTAAAATACCGTCAAACAACCAATCCGTATCCATTATAAATTTATTCTTATTTTTCTGTATCATTTCCATATTCTATTATTTCAAATATACAGGAAAAGATTGGAAAAAGGAATAGTTTTAATTAACTCTCATTACGTAATAAGACTCACCACCTATATCAATACTGTCATAAGTACCATCATAACCATTCATAACACCCCAACCGTCAGAATCGACTAAACCTTGAGCTAAAGCGTCTTCATCAATGTATTCTTTAACGTCCATACCATAATCGGTTAAATATTCTAACGGATTTCTTTTAACCCACCTAACTAATTCTTCAACTTTATTATCAATCATATCTTCAGTTGGGTCAGTATCAACTTCAATATTGTCTAACTCTTCTTGGAGAGCCTCAATCTGACTTTCAAAATCATAATATAATTCGTCATAATCTTCTCTGTCAGTATCCAAATCATTTTGTTCCATTTGCATATCCTCAATTTGTGATTCAATCTGTTCTATTCTTTGTTCTTGTTCCGAAGTTAATTCAAAATCATCATCGTTAAAATAACTATCAGGATTCTCTCTCACTTGATAATCATAATCTTCTCTAGCAAATTCAACAATTGCATCTTCATCTAAATAATCTTCAATAAAACTTCTACTAAACCCGTCAGCACCAACATCATTAATATAATTTTTAGCATAGACTAAAGCCGCATCATCCATTTCTGTCTCAGTTCCAACAGTGTATTCTTCATCTTTAAAACCGTCAATTAAGACCTCAAATTGCGTCAAACCATAATGAGAATAATTTGTTGGATACATATCATATATGTCACCAACGTCACCAGTTAATTCATCAATCCTTTCTTCAACTTCTTCAATTTGATTTAATATCTCCACATTCTCATCCGGGTCACCGTCTCTATCTTCATCATCATAACGAGCATTAAGTTCTTCTAATTGTTGAGTCAATTCTTTTAACTCTTCTTTCTCCTCATTATCCAATACTTTAATTTTACCTTGACCATCAAGATATTCTAATAAAGCCATCGCCTTTAATCCCTCTTCATCGTGATTTTGAAAATTCCACTCATCATCTTCTCTTTTAGAATCCATCTCAGCCTTTTTACCCAAAAGTTCTTGTCTTTCTCTAATTTTTGCTCGGGAAGAACCAGAATCCCAAATATGTTTTTTACTTTTTAAATTACCAATATCGGATACTTTAGTATTACGAATATCTAAAGAACCATCAACATAACCAATTGGTCCAATATCTTTAATATCTTTACCACTTAAATCTAAATCACCTGTAATATATAATGGTTTTCCACCATATTTTTTCATTTTTCTAAACACATTACCATTATTACTGGCATATTGCATCATATCCAAATAATCCTCAGGAGATATTCTATAATATTCATCCTCAGTTTGTTCAACTATTTTTTTAATTACTTTATGTAATTCGGATTCCGTAAGTCTTAATTTTCTACCCATGTTAATAAATATCAGCTAAGATACAAAATTTATTTACTTATTATCAATTAAGTAGATATTTATGGATATATAAACTTTAATACATATATTATCATGGCGTGCGGATGCAAAAATCAAGGAAATCAAACTCCCCCACCAGCACAACAAACGAATACTCCCGCAGGTCAAAGTCAACCACAGACCCAACCTATTCAAGAGTCAATTCGTAAAGTTGTTCAAAAATATTACAAAAAGTAATATCTAAACGTTTGGGGTAAAAAATCACAGGGAACAAATTGTTCCCTTTTTTTATTTATAATTAGAATTAATTTCTATATCATTTAATATAACTTAAAAATATGAAATATATAAATGAAAATTCAAACCGAGGCATCGTAAACTTATTTGCCGATTATATCGTTAACGAAATAAATAAAACTCACCAATATGATGTTGTAATTGAAGTAACTGATTGTGGTAAGTTCTTTGTTGTTAATGGTATGACCACATCAGATAAAATTTTAGACATAATTAAAGTGAGGGAATCTTTCGTTGAAACTTACAAATCTTTAATGACTAAATTTGGTTATGAAACTGTTAATATTATTGATTTAATTATGTATAATCGAGACTTAAGTAAAAAAACAGAATACACGTTTGACTTCTACAATTCATCAAGACCAACCTATCACTACAAATTAATAAATACTTTGATTGACAATGACCAACCTAAATTTAATTCAATCACATACACAAATAGATTAGAATATGAATTGGATTATTCTGAAGACAACACATCCAATTTAGATTACTATACTTACGCTCCGTTAAACATATCATCAGAGTTTCCACACGGATATAGTTTGAGTATGGGAAGACAAGAGTTATACTACTCAGAATACATCAGTAATCAATTGTTTGACGTAATCTTAACCGACAAATTAACTTTTAAGTATTCGTCCGTTAAAGTGGATGAGGATAATCAAATTGACATTAAAACAACAACTTTATTCCCCAAAAAAAGTATTATCTCTATGGTGTTAGATGTTTTTGATTTTGATATGTTGGTATTCAATGATATGATAAAAGATTACAACATTACGGATGACCTATTAAAACCATTTGATAAAAAACCTTGGTTAGTCAGAGATAAGATTAAAGACCTAATATTATTCTAAAAAGAAAATCCCCAATCAAGGGGATTTTTTTATTTATCTTTCCAATCACTTTTAGATTGTTTTGCCGCCGCCTGTGCAGCACCACACTTTGAATTTGTTTTAAAATTAGGACCCACTAAATTATCTTGAGGTACGTACCCACCCTTTTGTTTTCCTAAGTACTTAACATATTTTTTTAGATTTAATTTTATTTTTGACCCATTTTGTTGTTCTCTATATACAAATTCCGGTAAATCCAACAATGAACCATCTATATAACCCATTTCAGGATTAGGTATTACCTGACAAGATGAATTAAATTCCGCATCATCAATTTCTTCATAAAAGTTTTTAAAAAAAGCACCCTTAACAAAATTATCAAAATTTATTTTACGTTGACCTTCTCGTTTAGCTTTAGCCGCCGCTCTTTGTTCCGAAGTTCCAAACATAGGTTTAGGTCCGGTTGCTGGTGGAGTAGTTGTTGGTGGAGTAGTTGATACAGGTACCGGTGTTGTTGATGGTGTGGTTTGTTCAACCAAAAATTTATACTGAGATTCTCTAATTACTATTTTCATACTAATAAATATCATATAAAAAGAAAATCCCCAATCAAGGGGATTTTTTATTTTCTGAAATGTTCTTTGATAATTTCAACGCCTTCTTCAATTTCATCGTAATCTCTATCAGGAGCGTATAAATAACTCTTGTGGTTATCTGTCAAAGGTGACTCAACAATCATAAATGCCGGGACAAACTCATTCTCCGTTATCTCAACAAACATTTCATATTCATCTTCGTGTTCGTTAATATCTCTAACCTCAAATGGGATGTTTGATTCCTTCAATTGTTTCTTCATTGTCTCACAGTGGGGACAACCTTCCATCGTGAAAAGAATTAATAACTTATCCATTTAATAAGTTAGTTACCAATTCTTTAATCTGACCTTCCATTTGCATTCCCGGTTGAGAATAAACCTCTTTACCATCTGAGAATGATTTAACGGTGGGGATTGACCTAATACCCAATGATGAGGCAAATTCTTTATTTTTATCAACATCCATTGTATATAGTTGAACCTCGGAATTTTGATTTCTATATTCTTCTGAAAGTTTTTCAAAGGCAGGTTTCATTACGCGACAGGGTTGGCACCAAGTGCCCCAAAAGTCCACGATTAATTTATCACCATTTTCAATTTTTTGTTTTAATTCTTCTGTTGTAATTTCCATTTTAATCTTTCTTTTTTAATCTTTTTAATTGTTGTAGTGTATAATCCACCACATTTTTTTTATCCACCTTTGTTAAAATAAATATGTGTCGTTCAGTTTTACGATAAATTAAAATACCGGTTGAGTCATATTCATATAAACTATGTTGGGGTTTAACTTCATAATCCACAGTAAAAAAATCCTCATACCATAATAGATGAGATTTATTTAATAATTTATCCACCACCTCTTTTTCCATACTTGGATATATATCCACAATACTGGGGTAACAACCAAATCTTTCCTTGAAGATATCTATACAATGTTGGGGTATTTCTTTCATATTAAAATCCTATTTCATCATCCCAATTATGAACCGGGACAATATTATAATTATAGGAATTTAATTTCATAATTGAATCATTTTTCCAATCTAAATAAACACCTTTTTTAATGTTTGTCACACCACCATAGTTCGTTCTATCATACTCTTTAATCACATAATCAGAGAATACTTTTTTACCCCCAAAATCACCTTCAATCTGTAATGTATCAAACATCTTCTCATCAACAATATATTCAATCCTTTTATCCAATTTATCCAATACATCATCCCAAGAACTATCTAACCTCTCATTGCGTTTCCCCAATGTTTGAACTCTTCTCAACATAAAATACATTTCATTCGGCCACACAAGTGGTGTCACTTCAATCTCAATTGACGCTCTCTCCTCAGTTTCACCCTCACCACGTCTTATTGATATCAATACAGAACCCACACGTTTAACATATGTCTTTACACAATTGTTTTGAAAGAATGACTCGTTGTTATATCGTTTGGATGTTAACAACACCTCCGGAAAATATGACCCATCTTTGGTTAAGATAACCTCATTTATTTTATCAACAAACCTTTGGTTGTAGATTCTATTGAAGTCTCCGTTTGTATAATGGTTGTATTTCTCCGACCATTCATAATGTTCTTGGACAAACTCATCGTGAGTCCTTGAAGTCCATTTAACCGGTTCCATCTCATCCAATAAACGATAAAAACTAAAATGGTCTTCAATTACATTATTGTTAACTAATCCTTTTTGAAATAATTTATATATTTCAAAGAAATTGGAAAATTCTTTTTTAGTTAGCAATCCTTTTCCAATATTATTATGAAATACGGGTTGAGCCTTCTCCAATAGCAATTGAACAAACTCATCCGGTTGATTTAAAATAAACTTATCACCAAATATTGAACAAGCATTGGTAAAATTATTTACACCCTCAAATGATTTAACGTTATGTAATACTCTCTTAACCTTATCCCCCTTTAAGTTATGAACCCTCATTAGGGCATCAATATACTTATACTCACACTTAACCAAATCTTTCTTCTTTGGTTGGGGATAAGTTGTCATAAGTTCAAACCAATTGTTTGGAACTTTGGTTCCTTGAGCATCCAAATATCTTTTATAGATTCTTTGTTCAGGAAGTAAGTCCGCATATAGTTCAGTTCCGGGGATGGCATTAACAAAGGTTGAAATAACCTGATTAACTATCGTTGGAATATCCACTTTATTTTTATCAACTATTGAGTTGAACGACTCTCTCAAGTATCGTCTCATATTATTGATAGGGTCATTATTAAAAAGGACTCTTCTAATATTTTTACGACATTTTCTCTTCAAATGGTAATTATCTAATGAACCGGTATATAGCGCATTTGTTTTATAGTTAAATGTGATGAACCTACAATTAGTTCTTAGTTTAAACCATTTACCCGCAACACGTCTTGTTTTACTATAATTGAATACCTTGAAAGAAACTTTATCATTCTCTTTAGTCACACAGATAATCACCCTATTCAAATATAATTGAGCAAGTGGATTCCCGTAATGTTCTACAAATTTTTCTTCTGTATCATAATCCACTTTAAAGGTATAATCACCCCAAGGAGTATAACTTGTATGTCTAGTTGAAATCATATTAGTTTCGACCGTCCCCCAAAAATCATCCTTAACTTCTTTTTTAAGAGGTCTGATAGGGTTGGTATCCAAGTATTCTGATACTTGATATTTCTTTACGGTATAATTAAATAATTCTTCTTTCATCAGGTTTATTTTGAACCACAAAAGTAAGACATTAAATTTGAATATACAAATTAATTAAGAGAAAAATGTGCAAATTGTGTGTGATAAATTATGGATTTGATTTTATCCATATCAACCTCATCATTTTGAGATTTTTTAAGAGCCACAACTATAGATATGATTTGTTTTTGAGTTAAGGAAACATCCTCACCGTTATTAACATTATCCAAAGATTGTTGTTTAACTCTATCGTAGAAGTCATCCTTTAAAACATCCCCAATTAACTCAAGTAAGTCATTGGGGTTGTTGTTAAAGAAAGATGTAAATTGATTAATGTAGATTTCAACGTCAACATTTTTCATAGTAGTTTTTTTTAATTATTCTTCCATATGGTAGAAACCGTTACCCGTATTGTATTGTTCGAACTCCTTTGGTACTTGGACATTTGGACATCTACTTACATTTAGAAATGTAAGGTTTGGTAATGTCGTAACACATTCCGGAATTGATTTTAAATTTTTATTACCCGGAACCGCAATAAACACCAAGTTTTTTAATTCACAGATTGAGTTTGGAAGTTCACCGATAATATTTTCAAACAATATTGCCGTTAATGATTTAAATTTACTAATTGACTCAGGTACTTTAATTTCAATATCATCCTTTGATGTATTAATAATATTTAATCTTTTAATTGTTAAAGGTAACGATGTGAATAATTCATCAAACCCATATAACGCAACAAACTTACCTGTTGATGAATCCGGATATTTAATCTCAACATTATCAGAATTTGGTTTAACAAATCCCTCTGCAAACTCAGGTTTGAAGATTTCTTTAAACTCAGACCATTTACCATTCAAATACTCCACAACAGGAATATTACCACCTGATTGATTAGGGTTCTTAAATTGGTTAGATGGGAAATGAAATTGATATCTATCAGATGGTAACCCTGTAAACTCACCCACTTTACCTTTATCATCATTAGCGATAAAAATATATAATGGACCATCTTGTCTATATTTATGTGACCAACTTGACCCTTCAGCTCCTGTACACCAAGTAGTTTCACCTCTATCAACACCTTTACCATAACCACCAAAATAAGATGCCGCCTTAGAACCTAATTCACCTTTATCGGCAATTTTAATTAAGGTATATTCTGAACCAACTTTTAATATTTCAGCACCGGGGAAGTTAAAGTTTGTATTGGCTTCAACACCTTTTTCTTTTTTAACTTTCTTACCACGATATAAATCCAATTCAACAGTTTCATCACCCACTTTAACAGGTAATTGCATTAACTCATCAAATGATTTAACATTATTAATGTCTTTCTTAGAAGCATCAACTAAACCACCCTTAAATCTCTCGTATTTTGTTAGTAATTCAGTAAAGTGAGGTAAATCCTCTAAAAAAAGTCGTCTGTATTCGTTTGCCTTTGATTTATATTCATCAGACCCAATTTCAATAACATCATCACCCCCTTCACGAGTTAAATATGGTTTAACAAATATATTCAACATCCATTGAGAATATTTACCAACTTTAACTTTATCACTTGTCATATCCTCAACAGACGCTCCTTCTTTATCATAATTCTCAGGAAATCTTGTTGTCGGGTCGGCAAAAATTATTTGTTTAACAACCTCAAATGGTAAAACACCTTTTTGTCTATCACCAGTAGGTAATACATATTTTTTGTATAGAACTTGAAAACGAGCGTCTTCAGTAATTAAGTTTGATAATACGTTTGTAATTTTCATTTTTATTGTTTTTTATTGTTATAACTATTTTTTTATTCTTCTATGTGGTAATAACCATTACCTTCGTAATATTCTTCCAACCTTTTCGGTACTTGAACATTTGGACATCCATTCACATTCAAAAATGTAAAGTTTGGTAAATCCACAACACACTCCGGAATTGATTTTAATTCCACATTATTAGGAAACGCTAATAGTGTTAAGTTTTTCAACTCACAGATATTTTCAGGGACAGAACTAATCATATTCTGAATCATCAAAGCAACTAAAGATTTGAATCTAACAATTGAGTTAGGTAATTCCATATTAATTTTTTCATTTGAAGTATTAATAATGTTCAGTTTTTTAATATTTTCCGGTAACGCCTCAAAAAATTCTTCGAACCCATACAAAGCAAGAAACCTACCTGTTTCATCAGATGGATATTTAATCGTAACATTGTCACTATTTGGAGCAATAAACCCTTTCGCAAATTCAGGTTTTAATATTTCTTTAAATTCACTCCATTTTCCATTCAACCATTCAACAATCGGGACATTACCCTCAGCAGAATATTGGTCACGAGACTTAAATTGACTTGGTTTTGGAAAGTGAAGTTGATATCTTTCTGTTGGTAATCCTGTCACCTCACCCACTTTACCTTTATCATCATTAGCAATAATAATATATAATGGACCTTTTTGTCTATAATTATGAGAATTTATTGACCCTGTTGATGCCGTACACCAATTAGATTCACCTCTAGCTAACCCTCCTTCATAACCTCCAAAATAAGACGCCGCTTTAGAACCTAAATCACCTTTGTCTGAAATTCTAATTAAAGTATATTCTGAACCAACTTTTAATATTTCAGCACCGGGAAAATTAAAATTTGTTTGAGCATCAGCACCTTTTTCATTTTTAACTTTCTTACCACGATACATTGATAAATCAACTGTGGTATCACCATACTCAACCTGTAATTGAGATAATTCATTAATAGACTTAACATTATTAATGTCTTTCTTAGAAGCATCTACTAAACTACCCTTAAATCTATCGTATTTTGTTAATAATTCAGTAAAGTAATGTAAATCTTCTATAAAAAGTCGTCTATATTCGTTCGCCTTTGATTTATATTTATCTGTATTAACCTCTATTACATCATTATTATCATCAGTTAAATGTGGTTTAATAAACATATTCAACATCCATTGAGTATATTTCCCAACCTTAACTTGATTACTTAACATATCCTCAACGGACGCACCCTCTTTATCATAGTTATCAGGAACTCTTGTCATAGGGTCTGCGAAAGCAATTTGTTTAACAATTTCAAAAGGTAAAATCCCTTTTTGTCTAGTACCACTAGGTAACACATATTTATTATAAAATACCTGAAAACGAGCATCTTCAGTTATTAAATTTGATAGTACTTGTATAATCTTCATTTAATTGTTTTTATTATAAATATTTGTTTTTTGTAAATAATCTAACAAACGTCATTTTCTTTATTCAACGGGACAAAGATAATACATATTTTTAATTATACAAACTATTTTTTATAATTCATAATTAAAAGTTCTTCACCCATATTTTGAACCTTACCTTTTTTAGCCGCAGCCGCCTTAGCAAATTCTTTTTTCTCCCAAACATATTGAGTCTCCGGGAACCAATTGTGTAATTGGGGAAAATCATAATAAGATAACGAAAACTTACCTTGAACACCTTTTAAACAATCTGCCAATCTTTCGTGGTCAGCACTATCAAAATCATGGTTATTGTAATAGTTCTCTGTTTTCCAATATGGGGGGTCAGCGTAAATATATGTAGATGAGCTATCATACTTTTGAATAACCTCTTGAAAATCCATATTCTCAACTTTAGTAATCTTTAAGAAATGTTCCACCCAATCAGGTTTGGATAATTTATCTCTAAATGTCAAATACTTTGATTTATATTTTCCTTTCAAATCGATAAATGAACTTGTTTCAGGTTTAGACCCCGAGAAGACCTGAGCTAACACATAAGCGTATTTAGCCGCAACCAAATAATCGTAAGCCTCTACCCTGAAATTCTCTGCAAATATTTCAGCCTGAAAGCTGATAAACTGTTCTTTATAGATATCCGGTGTTGGAAACTCATTTCTTTGTTGACAAGGAATTGAGTTAACAACCTCTAACAATCTCTCCGGGTTTTGAAGACACTGGAATAAGTTATAATTAAGAGGATTAAAGTCGTTATAAACAACTTCTTTTAAATTTGGGTATTTGGATAAGTCCATATTAAAGAAGACCCAATACATCCCTGAAAAGGGCTCAACATATGTTTTAATGTCTGTTGGTATAAATGGAACAATCCATTTACCTATTTTAGATTTACCCCCAATGTATGATAATGCCATAATTTTTGTTTTTTTAAAGTATAAGAAATAAAAATCTAAAAAGCAAGTTTCACATTCAAATATTTTTTACTATACTTGATGTAAATTAATATTTATTACTATGGAATCATTTGAAGGACAAATTATTGAAGAACAAGACATCATTGATGTTACACCAGAACAACCCACACAACCCGAAAAGGAATGTAAAACCTGTAAACAAAAAGGATTAACTAAAGGACAATGGGTTATGTTAACATCCTCATTTTATATATTGTTTGCCGCAATATACGGGACAATAAAAATAATCCAAGAATTACTTCAGTATATCCCATAAAAAAACCCCTTCATAGGGGTTATCTTTTAAACTTAACAAATAATTTTATATATAAATCACCTCTTCCGTGATATCCTTTACCTTTAACTCTTAATGGTTTTGACGTATCAAACTCTTGAGGTAGTTTAATTGAAATCTCACCTAAAGGATGGGGGACTTTAACACTACTTAATTTAATCGTTTCTAAATCAAAATAAACGTTATAAATTAAATCCTCCATTGATTTTTCAAAATTATTTTCCGGAATAATGTTAACTTTAATTACTAAATTACCATACATTCCATCTCTAAAATCTCCTTTACCTTGGACTCTTATAAATTGACCCTCATCAATTCCGTGTGGTAATTTAATTGATATGGTTTCCTTTGAGGATGTTGTTGTAGTTCCGTGGCAAGTACCACAGGTTGTTTTATACGTAAATCCTTTACCATTACAACTACCACAATGTGTTCTAATTATTTGTGTAAATAATCCGGTTCCAATTTGTTGAGTAATCACACCTTGTCCGTTACAAGTAGAACAAGTTATTTTTTCACCTCCAGTTCCATTACACCCACCACAGTTATGGTTTCTATCATATGTGATGTTTTTATCACCACTCAAGAAAGATTCAACAGCACTAACAACCACTTCAATTATCTTATCCGGGACAGCACGTTTTCTCTGAGTGTGCATTTGATTAAACATTTCCTCAAAAGGATTAAACCCTCCACCACCTCTACCCATATTAGCAAAAGGGTTTCGTCTTTGATTATCGTATTGACTTCGTTTATTCTCGTCACCTACCGTATCGTAAGCTTCAGAAATCTGTTTAAACTTGTTTTCATCACCCCCTTTATCAGGATGGTGTTCTACCGCCAACTTTCTATAAGCCTTCTTTATTTCGTCCTGTGATGCCGTTTCGTTAACACCTAATATTTGATAAAAATCTTCCATTCTTTACTTATTTTATATTTAAAGTTAAATTATCTATTATGAATTATTTAATTGTTCTATTCAAAAATAAAGTAAAAAAGAAAATAATCAAGAAGTTTAAGACCTCAAATCAAGCAAATAACTTCTACGAATCTTTATTGGTGGATAGTAACAACGTATTATTTAACAAACAATATGAAAATGGGTTTTCTTTTAATTATGAAATTGCAATACTTGAAAAGGTGTCCGGAACTTTTCTACCAGTATTTTTAAAAGATGAGTTAGGTAGAAATGTGAAAGTAAAATTAGATGATGAGAATTTTTCAATTAAAAAAATCACCACTTATTACACCGAAGAACATATTTTAGACATTACTTTAAATAAAAAAATAAACTCAGAAGAGTTTATTAAATTATATTTAGACCCACCGGGACTTAAATTAGTATCAAAATTAAATAATAAAGTTATTGTTCAAAATGATAATGATTTTAATTTATTCACGTTAAAAAATGATTATGACTCAAGTAGATTTATTGATGTAATATCTGAATTTTTTATAGAACAAAAACGATTTGACACTATGTTCGTTAAAGATTATTCAAATGCTCAAAGAAAATACTTATACAATTTATTAATTGAGAATGGATTTTCTAAGAGTTACTTACAACGTCAGACAACGACCCATCCTTCAATAAAAACATAAATTCAACACCGGACATATCAATCTTAAATTGTTTGAAATCTCTATCAACATCTCTAAAGTTTTTTTGAACTTTTTTATAATCATCGTAATTAAGTTCCATCGCAACGGCCATAGTCCCTTCCGGAAATAATGTTTGTAATCCGTCAGCAACAAGTGCCAACTTTTCAATTATCCCATCAATACTTTTATTCTCTGCCATAATGTTAATTTTTTAGGTGGTTCAGGTTGTTTTGGTAAAATATCTTCTTTACGAATTTGTTTAATTTTATCAATTAAAATTTCCTTATCTCGTTTTAAGATAATTTCGTTTTTAATCATATCACGATTCAGTAACTCCAGTTCCTTTAACGCTTTCTTCCCCATCGTCTAATTTTATTTTAGTTGTTTTAGGTTTCATCTCAAAACTTAAATCTTTCAAATTATTTAAATTTTGTTTTTCAAATATAACTTTTAATTCGTTAACTTTATTTTGAAATAACCTATCTTTTTCTTCTAATTCAAGATTATATCGAATAATGTTTTTTAAATTATCTGAAATTAATCCCACATTTTCTTCTGATATCTCAGACACAAAGGAAAAAAATCGATGATTTTCTACTTTGCTAGCTTGTTCCATTACTTTCTCTTCGTCCACATATTTCTTTGGTAATTTCCAAGAAGTCGGAAAACTAACATCAAAACTTAAATAGTTTTCTAATTTTCTAACAGATTGTAGATAAGGTAATAGAGATGAAAATTCTTTATATAAACTCATAATTAATATTTTATAATATATGTTAAACAATATGATATTGCTAACCCAAGAAAGATGAGTTCCCATTTTCCCCATACAATTGGTTTTGGTGGGTTTGAAAATAGGGAACTCATTATTCTACTAACTGTCTTTACAACAGTCAATGCTGAAAAGATGAATACAAATAAATGAATTGTATTTAAATCACACATTATTTACTTGCGTTTTTCTCTTCTTTTAATCTTTTTCTTTCAGCTAAGATTTCTTTTCTTAAAGTATCCGCCAATTTTTTTAAATCCTGAGCGGTCCCTCTAGCTCTTGTACCAGCACTATCGTTACCTCCAAAAAATTTTGTAGTGTTCACCGATAATTCTTCCGCGGCTAACCTAATTTGTTCTAATGTCTCCATTTTGAATGTTTTAATTTTTATTTATAATATTAAAAGTAATTTTTTTTACCTTATAGTAAACACTATTACCGTTTTTAATGTTTTAAATACTTATCTAACAATTTATAAATTGTGGTAATCATATCTAAGTCCGACTTAGTGAATAGTTTATCACTATTAAATAAGTCAGTGAAGAAAACCCCTATTGAAGATTTTACATTAACATCTTTTTGATTGTAAAACGTCTCATCAAAAAAAGATTCAAAATAATCAAAATGTTCACCTTTTTTATCAAACTTAATCTTTTCTTTACCAAAATCAGATATAGTTTTATTCCAACACCATTCAAAGTGATTTCTATCATCAGATTCACTTAAAACAATTTTAGTTTCATTAATATCATTATCCCCTAAATAAGTGTTTAAAATCAAACTGTTAAGTGAATGCGTAAAATCTGAATATAATTCCAATTTTTCAGGTATTATATTATTAACCCGGAACCAAACGTCAACGTCTTCCGGTAATAAAGGTTTTGATATGTAGTTAAAAAAATTCTCCATAGAGTTCGTCTATGGAGAAATTATAAGTTATATTGTTTGTTTGTAAATTATTGAGTTTTTCGATTGTAACCCATCAAAGATTTTATCCTATCAAACTCTTCATTGATTTGTTTTGTTTTCTTTTCTGTTGATTCCAATTTAATATTAATACCTTTACCACTATCCTCACCTGTTGCATCTTTAATAGGTTGAGGAGATTTTTGATAAGCCATGTTTCTTACTTTAGCGAATTTATTAGCTTTACGTTTGGCATTAACTTTTTTGTTAACATCTGTTTCAACAGCATTTGCATATGATGAATCATTACCTGTCTTTGACGACCCTTCAATGTTATTAGTAATTTGTTCTTCATTTGGTTCTATTTGGTCATAGTCTAAATTTTCCATACCAGGACTCATAAAATCATCAATAAACTCTTTACCAGCATCTGACATAGTATACGCCTTTTTCTTCATCTTTTCTAATTCACCATTTCCTTTAGGAAACATTTTAGGATTCATATCAAAATCACCTTTAGAACCATCTTTAAGATAATCTTTCATTTTTTTGGTAACATCCTTAATGTAATCATCATTTTCCTTTCCGGAACCATTGTGAGCCTTTTTATAAACTTCAAACCCTTTTGGTGAACCACCAAAACCTTTAATGTTATTTTTTTCCGCAGGGTCTTTAACTTCTTTATTTTTTTGTTCTAAAACAATTTTCTCAATTAACCCAACCATTTCATTTTCAGTTAATTTATAAGACTTTTTAAGATTTTCTTCCATTCCATGTGTTTTAGATATCTTATTTACTTTTTTAATAGTTTTGTCAACTTTTTGGTTTTTAAGTTTAACACCACGTCCAACTAAAACATCTTTACGAGTAACTTTACCATCACCTGTTAAGTCAGGAAATTTTTTTACTTCCTTAGTTTCAAATTTTTTACCCCCAACTTCAAAATCTTTATCTCCTGTTTTTCTAGCTTTAGATAATGCTCCTGTAAAAGCGTTACCCTCATCTGTTTCAGTTTTTTTACCTTGTCTTCTTTTACGACCTTTTAATGCCTCAGTAATATTAATACCTTGACACATTTCTTTTGTTACAGGGTCATTTTCCCCAAAATTTTCAATGTGATATTTACAAGTTTTTTCTTTATCATCTACAAAGTCTTCACTTTCTCCAACATAATCAAACTCACCATCTAATGTATTGTCAACATCGTAAACACCTTCTTCCATCTCACTACGATTATTACCACACTGTTCACAAACGTCTTCATTCATATTACCCCCACATTGCTCACACATATCACCTTTAATTTTTGAAACAAGAGTATCCGCCTTTTCTTCTAAAGTTTCTTTTAGAATTTTAGATACTAAATTATCTAAATAAGTTGTATTTATTTTTTTCATTTTTAGTTTTTATTATAAATATATTGGTTTTTAACTTTATTACTTTGAAAAAGTATTTTCATACTCATAAGCAATGATTGTTTTAATAACATTCTCTTTTATATTGTGTCTCTCACTAATATTTTGAATAGCTTTCTTAATCTTTTCATTCTCAAATATTTTCAAAGCTTTAATATCACCTTGATTACAATACGGAAATTTTTGACATTTCTTTTTAACTTGGACAAATTTTCCCCCGGGTATTTGTGTCTTAGATTTTCCTCTCCAATCTTTCTTACTTTGAGATTTAGCCCAAGCGGCTGTTGTTTCATAAGAACCGGAAGAACCGGAACCTGTTGATTCAGTTGCCTCAACTTTTTTAACATCCTCTTCTTCATCTTCTTTTATACAATTAGGAACCATTCTCGTACCTTTCTTTTTCATACCCTTTTGTTTAAAACCTGTCCAACATTTTTCTTGCATCTCTTGTTTAGTTGTAGAGAATAATGGAGCAACAAATCCTCCTGCAGAACCTGAACCGGTTGACTCAGATGTTTCACCATCTTTACTCATTGTTTGTTTACCTTTACCCACTAATTTACCGATATCACCCTTTTTCATTGGTTTCTTAATCATTTTTGTTTTTTTATTATTTTCCGGAATTTCATTTTTAAATTCGTTTGTGGCAATTGCCGCGTCAATACCACCACCTGAAATTGTACTTAATTTCCCCATCTCAGTTGACATAGCACTCTTTAAATCCGTTCCAATACTTTCCTTTAGTTTCATACATTAAGCGTTTTTAAGCCTTGGTTCCCAATAACTTCTATTCATCCACATAAATTGATAGAACTCACGGAACATCCTTAGTGTGATGTCTTTAATATCTCCTTCAAGTTTACCCCTCTTAATCTCTTTAGAAATTGTATCAATTAATTTATTTTCATACTGTTGCATTGTTGTGCTCCCAAAAAAATCTTTAATTTCTTTACGGACTAATGTCTCAATCTCTTTCTTATCTGTCGTGGTTAGTGCCATTTTATTTAACTATTAATAAATATGAAGTCGCCAACACCCCTAAAAAGGTTCCGGATTTATACAAAAAAGTTTTAACTTTACTTCCTCTTAACTCTTTTTGTAAATCTTTAGTCATCAAGTCATATTGAGTTATCTGTGAATCTTTTTGTTCAATTATAAACAGATTATTCTTATCTTTTTTTTCCAATAAAGAAATAATTGTATCTTTTTTGACTTCTCTTAACTCAACTTTACATAATTTATCTTGAGTTAATTTTAACTCTTCTTTACACCCATCATACCTCAGTAAATCTTGATAGATTAATCTTGCCGTCTTGGTTGGAAGTATTACTTTAGTTGTATCTTGCTGTGAGTAACTGCTCAAGCTCAACATTACCAAAGTTATTAGAATTATTAACTTTTTCATTCGTTTTTTCTTTTACTATTGTTAAATTATTATCAATATGATGAATTTCTTTAGTAATATTGGTAATATTTTCTTTTACCTCAATAACTTTAGTATCTATTTGTTTATTAACTAATTGAGCGGAATCAACTTTCACTTGAATTTCCTCAATTTTTTCTTTATACCCTTTTACATCTGTTTTAATACCATTGGTCATAAAAATATTCCAACCAACTAAGACACCAACAATAATTAATAAAATTGTCTGACTTTTACCTTGAGTAATATCTTTCATTAATCTTCAGTTTTAATTGTTTTCTTTCTTGAAGATATGACACCAGCCCATTTTGATTTGAATTTTTCATAAAAATTCTTTAATTTAGTAATTAAATTTATAAATTCATTATCGGCCTTTATCATTTCACCATTAATATAAACCCCATTTTCTTCACCTATTGAGAAGAAGAATTCAAGGTCAAACTCTATTAATTTTCCTGACCATTCAACATTATTTGAATATACGTTTAATTTATTAAAATCCACCATATCAGATACGTTAGAAACAAACTCATCCATCGTTTCTTGAAAAGCAATCTTTTCATCTGTCGTTAATTCTAAATCCGTTTGTTCTTTTCCGTGTAAAACTAACAATCCACCGGAAATTCTATACACCTGTTTTTTATCATCCTCAGATTCAATTTCTTCTTCAGTGTCAGCAGTATCATAATCAATTCTGTCCTCAACAGATTTAGTTACATTAATTTTTGAGGTAACATTGTTATCTATTAAGTCAATATCCTGCTCTGTTAATAACCCATATTGTCTACGGATATCTTCATTTAAATTATTATTCCCCAATAATTTTCGGGAAACATTTAATAATTGTTTAATTTCATCGTGCGAATTACTCATTTTCTATTTTTTTTAAAAGTTCATTAAATTTAAACGCCGGACTAACATCTGTGTAATTAATACCAAAATTACTTTTAGTCACAATTCCACAATACCTCTCAACCCCATTTATTCTTGTGTTGTGTTCAACAATTTGAGATTTAATTTTAACACTCTCAAACAACTCTTTACATAATAACCCAAGTTTATTAACCTGAGTTTCTGTATATGGTTGCCAAAAAAAGTAATCTCTCCATTTTTTTTCAAACACATCACCTTTATAAATATCTCCAATCCAGTTAATGTAATGGTTGGTTAGTGGTTCTTTTTGTAACCACCCTAAATTTTCTAATGATACGATAATTGAGTTACGATTTATGTTTGGGTCTTTGAAGTATTCCGAGTGTTCATTATTACCCAATAATTGTAGAATTTTACCCTCCCGGGTAATAATATAATTGGGGATTCTTTTGAAATCCCCATTAAAACGAAACTTCAATGACTGAAGATAGTCGTTGATGTTTCTTGATGTGTGTGTAAGTATGATTTGGTGTTTTTTCTTTTGTTTTCCAACCGGTTTGAAGTCACCGTATTTGATAATATCTATCATTTAAACATAAATTAATGTTTTATGGTTTAACGTAACTTAATCTATTTGGACGTGGTGGTTCGTGTGTGTCCATTCCCGGACTAATAAAATCATCATATATAGGATTAGGAAAAAATATTTCATTACTAATTGGTTGTTCATCCTGAGACAAATCAATTTCGCCCGTATTTCCATCAACCAGATTCTCTTTAATATAAACAGGTTTCTCAACCTCCACATATTCAATCACAGGAATCTCAACAATTTTCTCAACTTCAACTATCTTTTCAACCTCAACAATTTTCTCAACTTCAACCGGAACTTCTTTAATTACTTCTTTTTCTACAATAACTTCTTTAATTATCTCTTCCTCATCAGTTTTACCATCATCGTATTTGGTGAAGAAGTGTAGAGATGTTAATGATATTATTGGAAGTAATCCTCCTTCTAAAAACGCTAACCATCTTTTCATTGCGATAACATCGTTAGCTTTAGAACCTAACATTTCCCATACAGGCCCGGTTAGTTCCATCCAAGATTTAAATAACTCACCATTAGCATCAATTTGTTTATATGAATAGAAAATATTACCAATCATTTGGATGAAGGTAATTATTCCAAACATAAACCAAACACCACCTTTAATTTTGTTTGTTGCAGCAACTAAGGCTGTCATTGCACCTATTTCAATCGCTATGGATAGGTATATCGCCCAACTAATCGGGTTGGCTAAGTTATACCAAGAAACAACGTGAGATATTGATATTCCCGCAACCAAAATTATTGGTATTAAAAACATCGCTCTATTTGGATGTTCTTTAATAGAGGTCCATAATGTCTTAATCATTTGATATTTTACTTATTTCTTGGTCAATTTGAGTTTGTCTTGTAACATCTAATATTTTTCTATCAGAAGCTTGTATAGCTCTTTTCTCAGATTTAAGACCCTCAATTTTTATCTCTCTACGAAGTTTTACAGACAATGAATCGATACTATCGTTAACATCTTGAACTTTTGAGTTCGTACTACAGGTTTTAAAGAATGTTATTATAACTAGTAAAAATATTATTCTAATACCCCAAACATCAATAAAATTTAATATTGCTTTCATAATTTTTGTTTTAATTTTATCATAAAAATAAAAAACCTTCTATCATAATAAATAGAAGGTTGTAAAGTTTTTACATATAATCATATAATATTGAACTGTCGTTCCTTAATTTTCGTAAGGCTTTCTCTTTAATTTGTCTCACCCTCTCTTTTGTAAGATTAAAATCACCACCAATATCTTCTAAAGTCCTTGGTGTTCCGGTAAGACCGTAATAATCTCCCACAATAACTTTTTCTCTATCATCCAAGACATTTAATAATGAATGTAATTGTCTTTTTAATTCATCCTTAGTGTCAAAAACTTCATCCGGCATATCTGCTTGGTCGTTTCTAACGATATCAACAAGAGTGTCCCCATCTTCGTTAATACTCATATCTAACCAAACCATTGATGGTAGGTTTTGAAACTTATCCTCCAATTTACCACCATTAGACTCTATCTCCTTCTTAGCCCTATGTAAATCCTGAACCACATTAACCGGTAATCGTATAGTACGAGCATTATCGTTTAAAGATTGGAGAATGGATTGTTTAACCCACCACACAGCGTAAGATATAAATCTAAGATTCTTAGACCAATCAAAATTTTTAATCGCTTTCATCAACCCTAAGTTACCCTCAGAAATTAAATCGGGAAAATCTAACCCTTGATTTTGATATTGTTTTGCCACGGTAATAACAAAACGTAAGTTACCTTCCAATAGTTCTTGGTTCACCTCATCAATCTCCTTTGGGGTTAAAGTCCCGGAACTAATCATCTTAGACAATTCTTTCTCTCTTTCGGGAGTCATTACCTTAATTTTACGGATGTCCTTTAAATACAGGTTTATCTCTTCTTGATTAATTGGGATACTTGAGCTTTTTTCTTTCATATTAATTTGAATATTTATTTAATTGTGTCAATTCTTTTTCTGTTAGCGAATTTAAACCTTTTTCTTTAATCTTCTCTAATAACTCATCTAAAGATGGGTTACGTTGTTTGTTTTTAATTTTTTCAATATCATCTTCCTCATCATAATCAAAGTCAAAGTCTTCAATGTTTAACATAAAACTTTCTTTGATTTGGTCTTGTATCATTTTTCGTACCTCAAACTCATTTGGTTCAATAGTTTTAGTAGTATCTGACATATAGTCACTAATACCGTCATTGAAAAGGTGTTCGGATATTTTTTTAGGTAAACAATATGACAAATTGTCAGATGTATAAGGTAATAGAACATACATAATGTCCTCCACATCTAAAATCATATCAACATAATCTTTCACATCTTGATGAGAATCTAATGTTGATATTGTGAACACAGATGATTCCGGTCCAAAATAAAAATTAATATTGGGTGTGTCAGAAATTACACATAATTCTTCCGCGATTTGTTCTGTAAATTTTTTTGGGTTGTCGTTCTTTGCGAAGACAAATAAAATGTATTTGGTTAATCCATCCATACGTTATACGTTTAAGTTATATGTTATGTTACAAAGATAGTAAAAATAAAAATAACCATCAAGTAGATGGTTATTTTTATTTATAATATTATTATTCAATAATATTAAATCTTTTTTTACAAATTTCGTAGTATTCTTTAACTAACTCACTACCAATATAACTTCTATTAGTATCTATTGATGCTCTAGCTGTTGTTCCACTACCAATCATCGGGTCATAAACAATATCACCCTCATTAGTCCAACTTAATATTTGGTCTCTAACTAATTGTGAAGGGAAAATCGCTGGATGTTCATACGCAACTTCATCTTCCTGACCATTTTTAGATGTTTTATAAATCCATACATTATATCTTTGACCATACTCTTCAATAACTTTTTTAGTATTTTCTTTCATAGTCCCATCTTTTTGTCTAACTGTGTTTTTACCCCAAGAACCAACCTGACCACCATAAATGTTTTTTCTATCTTTAATTGGGTTAAACGTTTTTGGTTTACCTTTTGAAAAAACAAACATATATTCAAAAATCTGATGATATCTGTTTGAAGATGGATTTGAAAAATTATTCTTTTGATATATCATAGTATCGTGAATATTAAACCCAATCTCTTTAAAGTATAATGCTTGTCTAAATGATGTTCCGGTTTCAGAACCATTATTCGTACCATCCCCAACAACCCAAATAACAACACCACCCGGTTTGGTTATTCTATATAATTCTTTTGCAATCTCTTCAAATGGAAACGAATACCCATTAAATTCTGTTTTATTACCTTTGATATGGTCCTTATATGTTCTCAAATCATCGTAAGGTGGTGACGTAACTGTTAAGTCAATAAAATTATCATCCATTTTAAACATTGTAATTAAACAATCTTCATTATATATAGTATTTAATTTAATCATTATTTTCAATAAATTTATAAAATTTTTTATCTTGGATGGATTTATTTTTACGAATCATTTTTTTACTTACCATATCATAAATATCATCTTTAGTCACATTTATTAACTTAATTTCCTCAAGATTTCTATAATCAACCGCAACAAACATATCAACAGAATTCATTTTTTCTTTAAACCCTTCTTCCGTAACTTCTCTACCACTACCAACTTCTTTTGAAGACGCAAAATTTAAACCTGAACTTGGAGTTACGCTTCTAACTTCAATTTTTAAATTATTTTTACCTATTATGTCATATGGTGAATTTTCATTACCACTTCGTTTAGTATTTGTTCTGTTAGAGTAAACAAATTCTCCGTATCTACCCATTACTCTACCATCATTAAATAACTCCTTTGTTTCATCAATACTAAGACCTAAACCTTGGGACGTTGATATATAATCAATTTTATGTGTAATTTCTTCTCTCATTTTTTTTTAATTTTATATTAAAAACATAGTCAAAAAAAAAATACCTGTCAACTGACAGGTATTGATTTTATTGGGATACATAACTTATATTGTCATTTTTCTGTATCCGGACTACGTTGTCGGCCCAATTTGTAACTAGTGGATTATGAGTGATGACAAATATCTTCTCAAAATATTCTTTAATCTTACTAAAGAACTCTGACACCATCTCCAAGTTATCATTGGAAATCTTACCAAACACCTCATCAAACACCACGACATTCGCTCTTGGTAACGAACAGATTTTACTCAACACCGCTCTCAACGCTAGTGACGCAATTGTTCTCTCATATCCGGAACCGGATGCCATCGGTTTTTCAACCTGAGTATTGTTATCAATCATTAAGAAATCAACCTCATTCTTGTCGTTAATTCTAACTTCCAATCTGAAGTGACAACTATCTTCTAACAATCGTTGAAGTTCACTGTTAATGAGTGGCATCATCGTTTTCATAATAAGTTTGGTGATACCATTCTTACCGAAGATTTCCAAATAGATTTTATAGATTCTTTCTTTTTCAGCCTCCTCAGCAATCTTTCTGATTGTTTCCAAGTTGGATGTAATCTTATCATTAAGATTGGTTATTTTGAATGTGTTATCAGAAACACTTTTCTCAATATTTTTCTTTTCACCATCAAGGTCATCCAATCTCAATTTAGCTTTAATCAATAACCCATCGGTTTTATTGTTCTCGGTGATTTTATCCTGAACCTCAGAATATCTACTCAACTTGGTTTTTAATGCGTCAATCTTTAATTGGAAACTCTCAATACTTAATTCGTATTTCTCCCTAATAAGTTTATTTTTCTCATACTCATCAAACTCTTTTTTAAGATTAACAAAACCTAACTCTTTGCTGGTTAACTCACGCATTAACCCCTCTAATTGACCTTTGTGCGTGATAAAACCGGCAAGTTCCCCAATTTTTGCATTGGTTATAGCTGCGTTCATAAGTTCAATACCACAGTGTTCACACTTGATTCCCCCATCTACGGAACTCTTCAACTCCTCAATGTTTTTAATCTTGGCATTGTTCTCCGCTTGTTGGGTCATCAAATCTTTAATCTCTTGTTTAACCTTGTCGTGTTTGTCCTCGTGGTAAAACTCTGATGGTTCAACAACCTTAACACCATCTCTATCTGAGATAGATTTTGATTTATTCAAACCTAATGTGTTTATTTCCTCTTGGACTTTATCCGGAGAAACCATCATTAATTCATTATCAATATTGTGTTTTGAATTTAATAACCCATCACGATATTCCTGACCTTTGGTGATTCTACCTTTCACCTCTTCCAACTGACCGTTTAGGGTTAAATTGGTTGTAGTCAAATCATCAATACTGTCCTTACTAGTTTGATTATCAGTTTTAAGTTGTTCCGAATTATAAATGTTTGACAACATTCCTTTGGAGAAGTTACTATAAATTTCTTTGGCAGCTTCTTCTTTACGTTTAAGAAAATCCAACCCCATAAACCTTGAAAGAACTTGACCTCTAGCCGTAGGTTTGGCATCAATTAGTTCTTCCAAGTTGGTGGCAGTTGTTAGGATGGTCATTAAGAAGTCCTCTTTGGTTCCAATTGACGTTTTGATAAACGCCTCGGTCTCTCTTCGTTGTTCTCCGGTGAAGTTCTGCAAACTACCATCAGACAATCTTTTATAGAAGTCCAACTCGGTCTTAACCGTCCATTCGTTTTTCTTTGATAACTTTCTTTCAATATTTCTCAATATGATATACTCCTCACCATCGATTGTAATCTCACCTTTTACGGCAACTTTGTTTCTCTCTGTAAATCTATTGAATATCTCTTCAGCTTTGGATGTCTTGGTTGTCTCATTAAAGAATAAGAACATAAGTAAATCCACAGTTAATACTGTTTTACCCCCAAAATTAGGTGGGTTTGACTCTACAACCGTAATCCCATCACACTTCTCAAAATCTATCTTCTGATTCTCACCATAGGATAGGAAGTTTGAGAACTCTATATTCTTGATATACCATCTTTTGAATGGAGCAGCATCAGTTTGTTCTATTGACAACTTATTATCAACGGATGAATTAAGTTGACAGATTTCGTCATAATGTTCCATATTCCCTTTTGACTCCAAGAATGAACGAACCAACTCCAATTGGTAGTTCTCATCCAAAATGTTAAAGGAGATATCCACCGTGTGAGTTGTTGTGTCCTCAACCATTTTGGTTTTGGTTATAACATTTACGTTTGTTGTCTCATATTTCTTTTGGAAATAATGACGAACGCTCTTTATTTTTTCTTGTGTAAAATTCTCAGCGTAATCCTCCCATACAATCTGTACGTAAGGATTATCTAAGTTTTCAATATTAATATTTTCCATTATTGTATAATTAAATTGTGGTGGGGGATTAAATAAATCCATTTGTTTTAATTCAGTTCTTCTAATTCTTCTTGGATGACTTCACCACCGTCTCTCCTATCTTGAGCTTCCAATACAGTATCTAAATTCCAACCATCATATGCTGTTAGTTTCTCACAACCTCTATCCATCCAATAGTATTCTGACATCCATTCATCCCATTTAGAATCAACCAATTTAATGAAATTCTCATCGTTACCTCTATCTCGGTATCGTTTAATAAATTCCTCTTTTCGATTGTCGTCCGGATACACTAAATAAAAGTATAGACAGTTATCTAACAAAGCATCTCTCACCTCTTTATGAGAAGAAACAAAGATGTATTTATATTTTCCAATATTCTCTTTGATATGGTTTATGTAATTTTGGGGAAAACTTGGGTTTCTTGTTTTATTACCGTGTTCATCAATAACCCAACTAAACCCACTTGAATCGGAATCCAAAGTGGTTTCAGGTTTATTTTTATGATATGTTGTTTTTCCTACACCGGGGAATGCTGATACTATCTTAGTTCTCATTGATTACTTCAGGAGTTACAACCTCAACATCGGTTACGTTAATTTCATTTACATCACCAATAACCTCAGTATTTAGTTCAGTTGTTTCACCATTTTCATTTTGATATTGAGCCTTTAACGTTTCCATTTGTTTCTCAAACATTTCAGTATATTCCGCTTGAGCTTTCTTTCTTAATCCTTTAAGAGTATTGTTTCTTGTTGCAACTTTTGCTTTGTGTGCCTTTGCACCACCACGTAATTTTGACTTTGGCATAATTATATTTATTTAATTGTTATTTATTTCTTTTTCTATTTCTTCTAAAGTTATTTCCGGTTCATTCTCAACTTGTTCTCTTAATTCTTGTGTTAACATATCCGTAATTCTTTGATATGGGTTCTCATTTAAAACCTTCATTTTGGATTCTTCTATTTTTTCATCCGTCGAATCATCCCTATACATTTCTAACCAATCCGGTCTCTCTTGGACTTTAATACTATCCACTTTTTCAATCATTTTTTGAACCTCAGTTTTACTACCTAGTAACATTTTAGATAATTTAACTTTTCTTTCAATTGATTTGAATCGCGAGTAATAATCCCCACCGGTTTCGTCAAAATTTATATCTATTTCATTTTGGTCTAAATATTCAACAATATCCATAACCTCAACACATTCATCACTGAGACCCATATCAATTATTAATTGAAAAAAATCCACACATTTGATTACTTTTCTTGTTTCTGTTTTGTCTTTTAAAAACTTAATTACAAAATCCCCTAATTTATTTTCCATACATTAATTTTTTGGTGGTCGGTTTTCTTCAAACCATTCTATAATTGCGTTTATTGCCCATACAGCTCCCGACGATAGAATCCCATCAAAAAACCAACTAATCCATAATGGTGTTCCGAACAACATAAATGTTGGTGAGAATACTAATAAGGATAAAACCCAACCTCCATGAAAAGAAAAACACATCGGACAGGTTAAAATACCTGATATGAAGTTACCCACCGAATTAAAAGGTAGTTGTTTATCATTCCCCCATTTTTGAAAGAAATTTCTAACCCCTTGGAATATTGACCCAAAGACCATAATATTCATAAGTCCGTAACTTAAAATGAACCAAGTTAAAATGTTTGTCATATTGTATTGTTTTGTTTATTTATTTTTTCAAGTTCTTCAATCCTTGTGTTCTTTAAAGATAGTTCTTTTCTAAGTTTCTGTAAAGTTTCTTGGAGAAGTTTTACCTTATCATTTGGTTCAGGTTTGTCACAAATTTTATCTATATTTGTGACAGGAACTTCAACTATAACTTTTTTGATGATTGGTTCTTGATTTTCCAACTGTTGTATTTTTAACAACAGTTCATTTATTTTAGTTTCGTCCCTAATTTTGTCTAAATTTGGGACAGGGACTTCAACTCGTATTTCACGGATTACCTCAATTTCTACCTGTTTTTCACCAACAATATCTGTTTTTCCTGAATCATCACCTAATAACCCATATTTGGTAGTATTAAATCCATTAACAAAACATTTTGATATGAACTTATCAACATCCTCAATATTGTTTAACTTACAATATTCTTGGACTGATTTTAATTGACTAACCGTTAGTTTTATTTGTGACACGTTCTTTGTTTTCATTATACGTTATCCATTGGTCAACTTTGGAACAATCGTGACTATCAACACCACATTTCTTTAACTTCTTTTTAAGTTTTTTTAATTGTTTAATAGTTAATTTATCCACCCAAACCGTAATATGTCCGTGTTGTGGTTTTCCCAATAATCTATCTCTTTTAATCTGATTCTCCATTTCATCCCACTCTTCGTTGGTGTATTTGTCTCTAAGATTTCCCATATTTATTCTTTTTTATCTGTTAATATATAACAACACCCATTTTCAGCAAAAACAAATGTATGTATCTTCATTGTTTTGTCATCAACTTCCACCATAATCACACCAACACTATCACCAACTTTCAATTCTTTTGTCCCAAAGTTGTAATATATGTTTTTTAATTTCGGTAATTCTTCTTCTGTTACAATTTTAATGTTGTTCATTATATTATTTTATTTGATTTTTTTAAATTATCCCCTTCCCACAATGGTTGGAGATTTGTGTAATGACAGAGTTTATAAATTTCCTCTTCTGTTTTAGCAGAAGATAAGGGAATTATATGGTCTACGTGCCACCCATTTCTACCATAATTTTCCCAAGACATTCCATCAACAAATTTTTCTTCTAAAAATCCCCTTAAATCTTCCGGTTTACACCCAACAATATCAAAAGTTTTATTTTTTTTAGTAATATTATTTGATTTCAAAAACCCATAAAACCTTGCTCTTATAGAACAAATAACTGAAAATAATTTATCAGTTTTTTTTCTATTTTTAAATCTTGATAAAGATTTTTTTGATAGAACTTCTTTATTGTCATAATAATATTTTTTTATTTTTTCTTGATTATTATCTCTATAGTTCTTTCCTCTTATTTTTTGGGATTCTTTATTATTATCCCTATATTTTTTTTTAGTTTCTTTATGTTTTACAATATTCCTATAATAAGTGCCACGATTCCATTCATTAACTTTTTCATTATTATTCTGTCTATAATTATTAATTTTTAATCTAGTACATTCTTTACATTCATTTCGTAATCCATCTTTAGAATAACCTCTTTTGTGAAATTCAAAAACATTTTTTTCAATATTACAAATTCTACAAATTTTTGTTTCCATTTTCTTTATAATCTTCTAATAATTTATTAACGAGTGAAGACAAGTTAATATGAAGACCCCTGTAATATTCTAACAATTCAGGTTTAAGAGCAATAGATATACTCTGTTTTTTTTCTTCATTATTTTTTTTGTTTCTTCCCATATTATATAAATATCTTGTTTTTTTATAAAGTTGTTATTTTTAACAATTTTTTTTAATAATTTACTAATTTCTCTGTTCCGTTAATAATATCATCAAATGATTTCATTTTAAATGATAAGAATGGTTTTGAATTGTGTAAATCAACAAATGAATATTCATCCGTTTCCAAATTGTAAATTCCAAACCCGTGATTTCTAACACTTTCCCCATAATTTTGAGCGATTAAACTTCCTATCATCACTCCTTTTTTTCCATTTGGGATATTAAAAACAGAACGTTTGTGTACATCTCCACATAGAACAATGTCTAAACCATTAAATTTCTCAACATCATAGGCGTGAGAACCAAAGTCAAAACCTAAATCCGTCGTTAATCCGGCAACAGGGTCGTGAAACAACCCAATCTTAAACCCTTTAGCTGTTTCAATATCAGGTGGAATATTTCCTTGGAACTGTGAATAAACACACCAAGAGACATTCTCATCTTCGTAAATACCTCTATTCTTATAATAAACAATATTTGGATTATTCAAATTATCAACAATAGGTGTTATACTATCTAACCTTTCATCATTCTTCAAATTTGCGTCGTGATTACCAGGAATTAAAACTATTTTAGCAATTTTAGAACATTCAGTTAATACCCAAGAAGACATTTCTATTACTTCTGGTGTTAGTTGGTTCTTACTATGTAATAAATCACCCGAAAATGTGATTCTATCCGGTTTAATTTCTCTGAATTTACTTAACATATCATTCAAGATTAACCTATATAAGTCGTGGTCTTTGAATAACTTCAAATGTAAATCAGAAAAATGTACTAGTTTCTTAATCATATTATTTTTTATTAGTGGGTTCCATTTGTTAATGAAATCCCGTGTTTAATTCCTGAGATGAAATCACGAGTTTCATCTTCAGTCATATTCTTATATTTCTCCCCAACTATAATTCCAATCTCATTACCACAGTCACTTAAATCACCGGTATAGGTCATCATTATAGAATTTACTCTTAATGAGTTGGCAATCCAATTTAAATCATTTGTATCAAAAGTTCTACTTTCTTCCATTTTCTATTTTCCAATTTAATAATATCCAACCTAAAATTAATGTAGGTATTCCAACCCACCATATCCATTCTCTATGATATGTCATACCACCAACTTTACCAAACATATAAGATATAGTCGGTATTAACCACATTGATGATGTACAAATCACACACCCGTTTTCTCTTTTAACAATTTTCATTACTTATCAAATAATTTAAATTCATCATTTACGTGACCACAGTCATCACATCGGTATGTTGGGAATGGCACAATCGTGTCTTCCGGGCTTCCTGTCAACAGTTTGTTAACTTTCTTAATTAACACAATCTCTTTGAAGTAGATACTTCCACATTCCTCACATTTAAGTGTTGGTTGTGTCCTTAAATCAATCTTTGGTTGTAATAAATCGTCCATATGTTTTTCTTTTAAATTTAATTAAAAATTATTTCTTTGTCAAATAAAAACCCCCAATTAGAATGGGGGTTTTGATTACTTTTTCAAATATTTTTTCATATCCATATCTAATATGGTTTGTTGAACTTCCTTGGGAACCCGGAACTCCTCAAAGGTTCCATCATCTTTAACCAAAACAATAATACACCCAAACACTTTAATGTTTTCATATTTAGACCCTTTCAACATCTTCAGCAATAATTTACAATAAAATGGTAATTGGGTAGAATAATGTCCGAGAGCAGTATCATCCAATTTTTCAAAAGGTGATAACATTTTTTTGGTAAAATAACCTGCTTCAAAGTTTTTTGGCTTATTAGTTTTGTAATCCGTGCAGATTACGCCAATTTCGGACTTATCCTTATTTTCAATTAACCACATCTTATCCGGAGCTCCGGTGTAACCATATTCATCATCACCAAGAATCAACTCTGTGTCTAATAAGATGGCTCCACGTTCTTTCATAGTATTTAAAAAGTTGGTTCCGGCTGAGACCATAGAATCACTACGTAATATCTGTTCAAAATTACATTCAAATTCCGGTTGTCTAACTTCTTTATCCAACTCAAATATCTCTAATGATTTTTTCTCCAATAAAAAGTGAGTTCTACTTCCCACATTTATTGAGTAGTCAGCAGCTGCTTTCCATTCATCTAATAGTTGTTGTTGAACTTCAGTGTCTCCGTTTGCCTTTTTTAAAGATATTCCTTCTGAATCAAATTCTGTGTAAAATAACTTCATTACCTTACTTACCGATGGCCAATCACTTTTTAACTCACCTTGAGTATTTTTCATTGTATAAGTATGTGTGTCCTCCACAAATGTAAGTTCAAGGTCTTGTCGTCTCTTATCTAAAATATCTAATATTTCAGTTGCAACATTCTTTAATTTATTCATTTAACGTTTGTTTGTTTTTTAAAATAATTTTCTTACCCACATAAATTGTTCCCACAAAACCTAATAAATATATGTAGGTATCAATTGGAGCCGATGGACCATCATCACCGTCGTCATCATCGTCGTCATTATCGTCATTATTTCCATTACCATTACCAAAACCCCAACCATTACCATTGTTATTTGAATTAGCACTACCATTCCCATTTTGGGAATATGATAATATGCTCAATAATAGTAGAGCTCCTAATAATATTTTTTTCATCTTATTTGTTCTTAAACATTGGTGTAAGGTATTCAATCAGGTATTTTGCGTAACTAGTTAATAGTTCATTTCCGTCAAAGATAAATACTTCTTTTGAACCCTGAACAGCATTTTGGTATTCTTTATTTAATCTTGAAAATGTTGATTTATCAACTGAAATAGTATTTGACATAACTGTTTTGTTTAATTATGGGACAAAGATACAACTATTTTTTAAACCACCAAATTTTTATAATATTTTATTCCCTTTTTTTAAATTATCTTCACCCCATAGTGGTTGTAGATTAGTGTGATGACATAATTTATATATCTCTTCTTCGGTTTCCGCCGAGGACAATGGGATTATGTGGTCAATATGCCATTTACCATAATTTTCCCAAGACATACCTTCAGTAAATTTAGTTTCTAAATAATCTTTGATAAACATATAATCACACCCAAGTATTTCTTCAGTTTTTTTATTTTTTACTTTTGACTTACTTGTCAAAAACAAATAAACTCTATGTCTAAGATTATTTTTTAATTTAACTTCAAGTTTTTGTGAATGTTTTTTGACTATTTCTTTTCTTTTTTCAATATTTTGTTTATTCCACTCAAAAGACATTTTGTTATAATGTAATTTATGTTCATTATAGTATTTTTTAGAATATTCTTGAGATTTTTCTTGATTTTCATAGTAATGTTTTTTTCTTTGAGCCGTTAATCTATCAATATTTTCTTCTCTCCATTTTTGTTGTTTTTTTTTATAACAAATTTTACATAAATTATTTAAACAATCTTTATTCCTATTAAAAATACCAAACTCACAAACTGATTTTTCAAGGTTACATCTTTTACATACTTTTGTTTCCATTATCACGATAATCTTTAAGTAATTTATTAACTAAAGACGATAAATTAATATGAAGGTTTCTATAATAAGTTAAAAGTTCCGGTTCTAACGCAACCGATACTTTTGTTTTTTTTTCTTCTTCTGTCTTTTTTATTCGTCCCATATATTATAAATATCTTAAAATTATTTAAAAGTGTGATTATTCACAATTTTATTTTATTGTATAAAAGTAATCGTTTATATTACCTCTTAAATCCGCAACATCAGCGTCTCCTGTCAATTTTATTAATTTAATTTTACCATATAACCTACCACCATTTAAGTTGTGATATAACTTAATAGCATCTTGGAAGGCATCACTATCCAAACAAATAATTATATTACCGTTTGCCTTCTCATATAATGTATTAAGTAATAACTCCGACATATGTTTTCCCAACATAGATATACTATTAGGTAGGAAGATAGCGTCAAACGCTCCCTCACAAAGATGGATGTCATCATTCCAATTGATTGTGCTCTCAAAGAAAATTATATCATCTTTTGATGATTCCGGGTTCTTGTATTTGGCTCTACTATTTGGGTCCCAACTTCGGGCGATAAAATAGTTTAATTCATCCTTACTATCATAAGAAGGTATAATTATCCTACCGGAGAATGAACCTCTATCACAAAACCCAATACCATACTTCTCAATAATCTTATCAGTAATCCCTCGTTGAGTTAGGTAGTTATACGCTTGACGACGAACCGGATAAACCAAACTACTATCCTTGAATTTGGTAAACCCCTCAGGTAATTTTAATTTAGTAACTCGTTTCTCTTTTGGTTTGTGATTTTCAGGTTGAAGTAAGTTGTAGATTTTTTTCTGTTTCTTATTACCATACCGGTCAATTAACTTCCCTAATGTTCCGTGAGTTCCGTTCTCATCAGAACAACTCCAACACTTCCAGACGTGCTCAAAGTAATTTACTTCAAGGTTTCCTTTGTTTCTACCCTCGTCACACTCGCAACAGTTGTATGAAATTTGCCCTTTAGATTCATAATGAAGTTTTGAATCCCCGAGTATTTCTTGTAGTATCTCTAATAAAATTTCCGCATCGTCTGACATAAGGACAAAGATACAAATAAAAATTATTATTATCAAAACTTTATTAGTTTTTTATTCACCCTATATTTATGATAATAACTTTTAAGTAAATGCCAACAAATATTAACATCAATAATATATCAGGTTTAACACCATTCAATGTTTATCTATGTGACCAATCAAACGTTACCTGTATTTACATTGACACAATACCATCATCATCATTACCTTATAATTTTCAGGTTCCGTCAATAATGGAAAACCAACCATCATATAATTTAAAAGTTGTTGATGATAATGGTTGCATTTCAATCTCAAATATCTTAATAGGACCATTACCCTCTCCAAATCCTACA